ACTTCCTTCTCACCCGCAGCGACTTGTTCCGCCACGGAACCGCCACTATCGGCTACTTTCTGCGCCGCTGCAATAGCGGTTTGAGTGGCGATAGGGTCGGTCGTATACCAGGGATTGCGCTTGGCGAAGTCGGCCACCGCAGGATCTGGAGCCTTGGTCGCTCGTTCGAGCTTCTGAGCCGCGACATCGGCCGCTTCAGCATCACCAGCGGCCGCAGCAGCAGCGACCTCAGCGCGGGCTTCGGCGATAGCTTCGGTCCGGGCCTTTTCCAACGCGCGCTCAGCCACGCGGGCCGATGTCTCGGCGCTGGCCTTGGCTGCCTTCATGGCCTTGGGCGTGTTGAGGATGAAGGTCTTGGCGTCGATATGCTTGTCCGGATCGCCGCGCCACTTGTCCTTGGGCGACCAACCCATCTGAGTGGCCACGGACTCGAACAGCGCCTCAGGCGTGTCGTCGGCCTCCGCTCCAGCCAGAATGCCGGGATCGACTGCGTTGGCGTTGCCGCCAGTATCTTGAACGTCGGTCATTGGGCCACCTCCTCGTAAACGGCGATGACGTCGCGGTCCTTGCAGGCGCGGTACTCGCGCTTGTCGGCTCCGTCGAACAGCACGCCCGCGAACTTGGCGAACAACACCTTGTCCCCAGGCTGCGGCTTGCGCGCGCCATCGGGCCAAGCGTCGAAGTTGAAGGCCAGCGGAGAGACATCGACCAGACGTCCCTGCATCGTGGCCATCTTGTTGGCCTCCTTGACGCTGTCAGGGATGATGATCGAGCCGATCTTCCGGTCGGTGTCGTCCGGAGCGATCAGGACGTTGTATTCGGTGGGCTTTACGCCCGGATTGCACTCTTCCAGCTTTGGCAAAGCCATCTAGTTCTGCTCTCCAGCATGGGGATCATCCCCGTTGAACTCGCACCAATCGGCGTAGTCGGTCTTCTCAAGCGCCTCGTAGGCGTCAGCTCGGCTGCGCAGTTCCGTCAGGAATTGGGGGTCCGCCTGGCCCCGCATCCACGACTCCTGGGTCCACGCCTGCTGCTGGGCTTGGCTGGCCGTCTGGAGGGCCTTGAACACCCACCGGCTCACCGGGTGGTCCTTCCACGCCAGAAACTCGTCCTTGGTGGGTTGACCCAAGCGCAAAGGCGGCATCCGTAGCTCCTTGAGCGTGCGACGTGCCCTCAGTGGCCCGCGCATCAGCGATGTCCTTGACCCCGCCGGCATTGGCTTGAGCAGCCTTGGCCAGGTTCAGCGTGGTTTCGGACTTGGTTTTGTCGATATCGGCGATGACGTTCGGCGGCGGCTCTTTGGGCGGCTGCACGATCAGTTCATCGGGGTTGTCGATGCCCGCGGCTTCGAACACACGGCGCAGAGCGGTCGCCGGGTTGACCGCATTGGGCCAGACACCGGCCACTTGCTGGATCACCTGCGCCTTGGCGAGCGCTTGGGCCTTGGTGATGACAGAAGGGTCGGACACCGGGACGATATCGCTGCCCTTGGGACTGAAATCAGCTTTCAGGTCAGCGTTGGGATCGTCGAGAACCTGCTGATATTCCTCAGGCGAGCCCCATTTGCCCTCACACTCGTAGATCGCCGCGAACTCCGCCTTCAGCGAGCGATAGACGCGTTTGTATATGGCCGAAAAGGCCTGCAAGCCCTGCTCGATCAGGGCCAGCGTGGTTCCAACCGGAGCCGTGGCTGGCGCTTCGCCCGTCAGCACGTCCTTGATCGAGGCCACATCCTTCGCGGCCCCCATGATCAGGTCCAGAAGCTGGAACAGCACCGGGCTCGGCGCGGGAATGGTGCGCTCAAAGATGGCCTCGCGCAGATTGTTGCCCTGAGCGTTGACCGTCTTGAACTCGCCAGGCTGGAACCGCAGCGTCGTCGGCTGGCCAGCGCCCTGAAGACGCAAGCCCGAGCCGATGAACCCGCCACCAGCCGCTGCGGCCGTCCCGGCGTCCATCAACTGGTTGATCGAAGTGTTGATGACCGCTGTGAGCGGAGCCAGCAATTGGCCAAAGCCCAGCCCGTAGAACCCGCCTTGAGGATCGGGCATGAACGGGAAGGCGATGAACGGCATCCATCGACGGACGTGCGTTACCTTGTCGTCCTTCTTGGACCTGGCGATGTCCTCGACGCCGTAAGCCGCCTCGATCCGCAGAACCTTGCCGGACTCCTCATCGACCGTGACGATGTACGGCTCGTCGATGCCGTCGTCGTCCATGTCCTCCAGGCGGTGCTGCTCAAGCACGGTGCGCGGAGCCTGCTCGTCGTCGCCTGATTGCAGGAACTCGATGTCGTCGATGTCGCGATAGACGCCCGACGCCATGCGGGCCTTGATCTCGTACGGGTAGAGCTGGAAATCCTGCGTGACGCGCGGGCAGCGCTCAAGGCTCTCGGTGTCCTTGTGGACGGTGAGATGCAGGGCGTTGACGAAATCGCTGCACACGCCGCGATGCGGGTCGAAATAGACCTTCTTGAACCCCATCCCCATGATCGGGATGACGTTCAGCATGGTATCGACGCCGGTTTCCCAATCGTCCATGCCGTAGAAGATGTGGTAGTTCATCCACGTCTTGACGCGCTTGGCTCTGGCTTCCTTGGCGGTCCTGGCGCCAACAGCCTGCGCGAACTGCTGCATCGCCTGCTGGACTTCGGCCGGCAGTTCCGGCGGAGGTTGGCCAGGTTGAGCCGGCGGAGGATCGGGGATGTCGGGTTTCTGTGGCGCGTCGCCGATGACCTTGACGCCAACCGCCTCGTCGCCCTTGACGATCGCCGGATAGGCCCGCGCCGCGAACTGCTGCGATGCGACGGTGAGCAGCGGGTACTGGATGTTCGACGAGTTCATCCACGGGAACGTCTTGATATCCCCGTTTTCCTGGCTGGCCTGCTTGAGCGCCTTCTCAGCGGCGTCGCGCCAGGATTGGATCGAGCCCCTGTCCGAGTTCCACTCGTCAACGACCTTGGCGCCCAAGGCCTCTAGTTCGTCGTCAGTCAGAAACTCGCTGATGTCGCCATCGGCCGTGGCGAACTGCTCCAGGCGATCGGCAGCCTCAGGCGCAGCGTCAACCGCGTCATCGGCATCCTGCACGTCTTCGGGCGCGTCAGCGTAAGCCGCGTCACTCATCAGCAGTCCAGTTCAGAGGGTTGAGGCTAGTAGCCGGTCAGCTCAGAGCGACCGCGTGGGGCTTCTTCGTAGCGTTCGTGACGCGGCATCGTTTGCCCTCGGGCCATGCCGGTCATCACGAGATAGCGGGTCGCGTCCATCAAGTGGTCGCGCTCCTTGACGATCTTGCCCTTCTCGTCGCGGCGGTAGAGGCGGACCTCCGATAGCCACGCGCCAAGGGTTCGGAACACCTTGAGCCGTCCTGATGCGAGACGGCGATAAACGGCATGGATGCCGGCCTCGACCGCGTTGTCCGCGAACTCCAGGTCCAGCATCAGGTCGCGGTACTCATCGACCAGCTTCTTGCCGTCAAGTTGACCAGAGCCAGCCGAAGCCGGATCGATCGCCCCGCTGATCCACACGCCCCTAGCCCTGATGGCGTCGGCGTGAACCTGAGGCGGCGACTCTCCGAGATAATGCTCGCTGTAGAGGTAGATCGTGTCTGTTGATCGGTCCCAAGCGCCCCAGATGGCCGCGGTGCGGTTCCAGCCCACGTCCAGGCCGTAGGCCCTTGGCCAGAAGTCGGGGATCTCGAACGGATCGCAGAGGTAAGCGCCTTCAGCGACCGGGTAGATGACGCCAGACCCAAGCGCCGGGATGCCCTTGGCCCGAGCGTCACGCTGGTGCGGCGGAATAGACTCCCAGAGATCGGCCCGCTCTTGGTCCGAAAGGTGGGGCACATCGTCCCAAGTAATTGAGATGGCCCACTTGCTCATGCGGGGCGCATCTCGGGCATGAAACTCAACGCCACGTCTGTCAGGCCGCGCAGCGGGGTGAACGTGCAGATCAGCATGCCGTTGGTGGTCATGGTCCGAAGCAAGGCCTCGGTGTAGATCGCCTCAGGTGGCTCCTCGTCAGTCCAGACGATATCCCGCTCGGTCCCCTGCCAAGCCTCTCGCCCCTGGTCGTAGGAACGGAACTGAAGCGTGCTCCAGCCCCCGGATACATGCTTGATCTTGGCATAGTCCACATGGTCCGGAATGCCCGGAGCCGGCGCGATCTTGCCCAGCGTGTCGCGGGGGATCATCGCTGTCCCCCTCGCCTCTTTCGGCCCAAGGGTCTTGGCGACCAGAATATCCCGCGTCGTCGTTCCTGTGTCCCCGCCGGCTAGGCAGTTGATGGGCCGATCCCATCTGCGACCAGGCCACCATTCCGGATAGAGCCCGGTCAGGTGCAGCGTTGTCTCGTAGGCCCCGATGCCTTCCGTCTTGCCCACGCGGTTCGCAGCCATCGCGGCGCGTTCCTTATGGATGGCGCCCGCAGCGAAGAAGGCGATGTGCTTGGCGTACAGCTCTCGCCTTAGCGGGCCATCATCGGGGTAGTAGGTCCAGAGCTTGCGGCCGGACTGGTAATGCTCCTCGTCGCGGAGAAGCTCTAGCAGCCGCTGTTCGTCAACCTCCGACAGCATTGCGCTTTTCGAGCAGCCTGGCGATCTCGGCTTGTCGCGAAACGGGATCAAGCACCGTCAATTCGCCGGAGTGTTCAAGCTCCAGCTTGTCGCCGTACTTCTTCGGGCTCCACTTCGCCAAAAGCTTCAGTCTCGTCTCGACGCGGAGCTTGTCGCGCTGTGTGTCGCCGTTGGCGTTATCAGCGATCGTCAGGCAATCCGCGCCGATAGCCTCGTGACCGTCCTCGCGTGCGCGCGCGATGTTCGCGGCAAAGGCTTCGTTGGCATCGGCCCAATCATAGACTGTGCGGTACTGCGGCATCGCATCGTCGCGGCATATGACGGCGAGAGGCTCACCCTTAGCCAGACGCTCACAAATCTGGTCCGCCTTAGCCTGATCGAACGTGGACTTGCGTCCCATCACGCAGCCTCGGACATCTGATCAATTGCTTCCACGATCTCGCGATAGGCGGTGATTTCGTAGTCGCTCCGAGGGCGCTCGCGCATCCAGCGATCGAACGGCTTGATCCTTGTACGCAGATGAGCAAGCGATGCTGCGGCACGCTGTGCGGCTGTTTGCTCTCCAGGCCGAATGTTCGTGAGGCTGGCGCCCGCAGCGATCATCTTCCGCTCAAGCGCCAACGCTGCCGGGTGAGACATCCCGTCCTGCGCAATACGGATCTCGGGCTCAGCACCCAATGCAACGATATCCGCTATGATCTTCGCCTTACCGAGGTTTTGGCTTCGACCTCCGATGACCTGTTCGAGGTGGCAGAGAGCGCGGCGCCCTTTTCCTTTACCGACGTAGAACACCGCACCTGTCAGGGGGTGGCACAGCTCGTAGACGTAAAACCCGTCCGGGGTTTTCCAAGGCATCGGTCCAACCTCTCTGGTCGGTTATCGGTTGTGAGTGATTAGTCGGTTTGGGCTTCGGCCTGATCGTCCGGTTCAGTGGCCGGCGGCTGTTCAAGCTCGGGTGCCGGTTCGGGCGCGGGTTCAGGCTCGACGGGCGCAGCAGGTTGTTCGCCCTTGTCCTTGGTCGGATGCTCGCGCTTGTGGGCGGAGATGACGCGGAGGGCTTCCTTGCAGGCTTCGTGGTGAGCGATGTGGTGTTCTGCGTCTTCGCGGGCCCTGTCGGCTTGCGCGTCCAGCTCGGAAGCGTTCTGGCGCAGGGAGTCGGCGGCGGTCTTGTGGTCGTCGGCCTGCTTTTGCAGCATGGCCTCGGCGGAAGCGGTCGAGGGATGATGGGTCATTTCTTCTTCCCGCCTTTCATCATGGCGTAGCTAAGGGCTTTGCGCTGGGGGATGTCCTTGCGCAGGGGCGGGAGCTTGGGGGTCTTGGTGACAGGCATGGTCAGTACGTGTCCAAGATAGCGCCGACGTTGGCGGTGAAGGAGTTGGGGTTGACGTAGGTCGGCGGGAGCGTGCCGTAGGTCGTGCCGGTCGTCTTGAAGGTCGTGAAGTTGCCAAGGGCGTGCGAGCGGAAGCGGGCGCCGGTGTTGTTGAACTGGACGGCCACGAAATGAATCTGTGGGCCGCGCGCCAGATAGGGGGCGGTGAACGGGATCTGCTGATAGCCAGCCGCGCCGGCTTGGGCCGTCGAGGCCGTCTGCGCCACCAGGGCTCCAGAACCGTCGTAGAGGCCGGCGATGACGTTGCCGGCGACGAGCGAGCCGTTCAGCAGAGAGATGCCGGTCAGGGTGTTGTTGTTCTGGATGTAGACGCGGACGAAGTAGGTTTCCGTGACAACCGGCGTGGTGTCGGTCCCGGTCGTAGCGGTCGGAGGCGCGGCGTCGCCGGAGTGGTAGACGGAGATGCCGCGGCCGGCAACAACGGGACCAATGCCGAGCGGGGCGCGCATGACAGTGCCGGCGGGTCCGGAAAAGCCATTGGACTCTACGAGGCCGTCAGCTTGATCGGTGGCGAATGAGGTGGTGGGCATAGGGTCTATCCTTCGGAAGGTTGGGGATCGGTTCCCTCGGAACCCTGTGCTCCTTCGAGGCGAGCGATCTCGGCCTCGATCTCTTGGATGTTCTGGGTGTAGCCAGGCATGCGACGACGGGCGCTGAGCTTCTGCTTCAGCTCGTCAATGCGGGGTTGGTTGTCCATGGTTGACCCTTAGGGGTCGCCCCGCGATCAGCGCGCTACGGTGCAATGAATGCGATGAGTTGATCGGCTATCGGGGGCGAACTTGAAGGCAGTTATATACTTGACAAAGCAGACTTGAATCCATAGGGTTTTCCTACTGGAGCCAAGCCGATGAACCTGACCGACGAAATCTTCCAAGACGCTGACAAAGCCCGCGCTCACCTTGAAGCCACTCGCTGGCCGCAAGGTCCGATCTGCCCGCATTGCGGTGTGGTGGATCAGGCGACCAACGTTGGCGGCAAGTCGGCTCGCAAGGGCTGCTATCAGTGCAACGCTTGCCGCGACCAGTTCACCGTCACTGTTGGGACCGTGTTCGAGCGCTCCAAGGTTCCGCTCAATAAGTGGCTGCTGGCGACCTATCTAATTTCAGCCAGCAAGAAGGGCTACTCGGCTCACCAGCTGCACCGCACGCTCGGCGTCACCTACAAGACTGCCTGGTTCATGTTTCATCGCATCCGTGAGGCGATGAAGGAAACTGATGGCGGACCGCTGGGCGGCGAAGGCAAGATCGTTGAAGTCGACGAAACCTATGTCGGTGGAAAAGAGAAGAACAAGCACGCCAACAAGCGCGGTGCGCGTGATCCGCTCGGAGCGAAAGAAGCCGTCCTAACTCTCGTTGAGCGCGGCGGCGCGGCCCGCTCGTTCCACATCGCCAACGTCACCGCCAAGCGTCTGCGTCCGCTGATCGTGAAGACCGCCGACCGTAAGTCACACCTGATGACGGATGGCGCCCGCATGTACGTCAAAGTCGGCCAAGAGTTTGCTGGTCACAGCGCCGTCGATCACGTCGCCGGTGAATATGTCCGCGAGGGCTTCCGCCACTCCAACACCGCTGAGAACTTCTTCTCCATCCTCAAGCGCGGCGTGATCGGCACCTATCACCACGTCTCGGAAGCGCACCTGTCGCGCTATCTGGCCGAGTTCGATTTCCGCTACAGCAACCGCTCGGGTCTAGGCGTCAATGACACGATCCGCACCGACAAGCTGCTGGTCGCCATTGGCGGTAAGCGCCTCACCTATCGGCGGACTGGTGAAGCCGCGCACGCTTAAGCAGAAAGCGCGCAAGATGTTGCGCGTGCGCAAACGGAAACCGCGACATATGGTAGCAAAATGAGAACGGAAGGGGACCGGCGGACTCTGAGTTCGCCGGTCCCCATGGTAGAGCTGGGACCACTGACTCGCCCGCCCCGGAAAGAACGGCGACCAGTGATGTCTAACCCTTTGGAAAGCCCCCAGCTCATGAATTATCTAAACCGACTCCCCAGCGACGAACAGAAGAAGATCGCCGCCTGGACGGCTTGCCGCACCTACGGCGATCTCCCGCCGCAAGATTGGCGGATCGACGACTTCGGGAACCCAATCTACCGCGCGGACTACGGCAAACAGACGCAGTACGGATGGGAGATCGATCACCGCCTGCCCTCCGCCCTCGGAGGCTCCGATGGCCTCCATAATCTCCGCGCCCTGCACTACAGCACCAACCGCAGCCTCGGCGCTCATACCGGCAACGCCCTCAAGTCCTACGGTCTTTTCGGCGGTGGACCCCGTAACGGGCTCCTCGGCTGACAGTTTCATTTTGATCGGGGCGCGGGCTTGGGCTCGCGCCCCTTCTTCATCGCCTCGTGCTGCTTCGGCGGGGCGTTCACGAGGTTCGCCAGCGTCCGCTGAAAGGCGGCGTCGGCGTCTGGCTTTTCGTCATCAGAGGATTTGTCGGTCATGAAATCACTCTTCGAGGCCAGTCCAGAACAAGAAGACGTAGCCTGCCTTAGGGTCGGTCGCTTCATCCAGCGCTGGAGCTACCTAGAAGCCGCAATGAATCACGGTATCGGCGAATTTCTCAATTGCGAACGGCTGCTGGAGGTCATCGTCCTGGCGAATGTTCAGGCTAGAGACAAGATCAACGCACTTAAGACCCTCCTCCACACATACGCCCCGAGCGACGAGGCGCGAACAGCCGCCGCCTCCATCATGAACCAGATCGGCAACATGAACGGCGACCGCAATCTGGTCGCCCACAACATGTTCTGGGCCTACGATGCCAAGGGCGCCGTTGAGTTCTCCACCACGAAAGCGAAAGGCAAGTTCGCCCTGCCGAAAGTGGTCTGGACCCCTAAGGATTTTGATCAGCGCGTTAGCCTCATGGGCGTGCTGATGGTGGATCTAAAAAGGGCCGTGAAGCTCGCGGCCAGCTATCAGCGGCTACATGCCAAGCCCAAGCCAACCCTCAACGCGCTGGCTGAGTTCGCGACCAATTCAGGGCTAGGGCTTCTAGGCGATCTATATCGCCAAGACCTCCAGCCTCCAGAGAATCCAAGTTCTCCGCCAGCCAGTCCGAAAAAAGCTGCGCGAAAGGCGAAAACCCCCTCAGCGGGGCCGAAGGGGGGTTAGCGCCGGCCTGTCCATCCTTGATTCGCACGTCTGGCCTGCTTTGTCAGGTATATAATTGCCAACTTGAAGGCAAGCGCCGCAATCAGGGTGCGCGGCGATGGGCCATCGGCCTCTGCCGTCATCCTGGGTTAGGCCGGAGCGCTACGCGCATCGCGACTTACTGCCACGACGCAATCTGTAGCATGGACCAGTGCGTCGAGCAACTAGATGCGGTGTTACGCCGCTTCCAAGTCGCTGCGCTTGAACTCGCGCTCGTGCGTCTTGCCGAACATCTCCAGCAGGACCTTGATGCGGCCCTTTTCCGATTGTCCGATCGTGACGCCTGAGAGCTGCGCCCACTTCCCCACCGTGACCTTGACTGCCGTTCCGGGAGCCATTGGGTCTTGGCGCTCAATGGTCTTGTCGAAGTCGCCCAGAAGCTGTTGCTGGCGAAGGCCATGCACCCACTTGGTGGGTATAGGGGAAGGCAACCCAGCGATGCCGATCACACGCTCAACGCCGTCGCACTGGTTGACACAGTAGAAGCCCTTCGCGTCCGGAACGAACACGAACAGGTATCGACCGAACAGCGGAACCTGCGCCTTGTACTTGCGCCGGCCGCTCTTAGCCCATTGCGTGATGTGCGGCATGAAGGCGTCGTAACCCGCTTCGCGAAGGCTGCATTCGGCCTGCTTTTCCTTGCGAACGGACGCGTAGACCACATACCAGGCTCCGGCCGGTTGAACCTCCAGATTCACGATGCGTTCCACTTCAAATGCTGGAGCTTGAACCATGTCGTTAATTTCTATTCTGCTCGTGGTGGCGGGGTTTGCCGTGCTGTTCTGGGTCGTTCAGTCAGTTATTCCGATACCTCAGCCGTTCAGGTGGATTGCTCTGGCTGTTATCGGGGTGTTTCTGGCGCTGTTCCTGTTTGGGCTTGCTGGGTATGGGCCTGGGATTTCTCTGCACTAACCACTCATGCGGCCTCCTCGGTAATGCGATCTTCAACCAGCCGCCAAATGCGCGGGTAGCTGTCGTTGTGGTTGACGCGCCCGGCCTTCGCGAGCTGACCTAGCCTGGTGTAGACAGAGTTCTGAAGGCCGCCGGTACGCTCGACGACGTCCGCGCCGGCCAGCGGGCCGTGGCGCAGGGCGTCGATGATCTTGTCTCCCAGCGGTCCGTAGGTGACGGTGTGCGCAGGTCGGCGAATTGGCGCTGGCCTTGGCGCAGCGGCCTGCGGCGCAGTCCGCCTATGCGTCGGATCGAACTGGCTCCGCACGCTGTCTAGCGACATCCCCATTTGCAGGGCGACGTGCTGCCACAGCACACGCCCGTCGCGGGTGCAGCGGTGAATGATCTGGTGAGCTTCTTCCGCACTCCACCCCATCACGAATCCCCAAACGGGATGGCGTCGCCCTGCCGCAACCAGGTGCGGTCGCCGGCGGCCTCAGGCACGACGAACTTGGCGCCAGGAAAAACGGTCTTGGCCATGCCGATCGCCTCGGGCAGGGCGTCGATGACATTGGCGAACTCGGCCATGGTGTAGACGTTCACGTGCCGCCCATCGGCCAGAACCTTTGAGGCCTCAGCATTGGTCTGGACGACGGCGACCACCGATCCGTCCTTGAGGCGCGCCTCCCAGACGTTGGCGCGAATGGATCGGTGACCGGCCTCCGTCGCCGCAACCTCCAAGGCGCGCCAGGCGCGCTGCATAGCGGCCGACTTGCTGGCCGCAGCATCGAGCTGGTCACGGGTCAGCATCTTGCTCCCCCACGCCGTCTCCATCGCCTCACGCCACTTCTCCCGCTGGCGGTAGAACTTCGCTCGAAGTTCAGCTTCGACCAGCATGGGGAGGCGATCCACCCCCCACTCGGCCTCGGCCTCCTTGGCGACGTGATCCACGCCGTCGAGGTGAGCCTGCAGCGTGGCGCAGTCTTCAGCGGATGGCACGGTGGCCTCCAAGGGACTCGCTAGCCCGTTGAGGGCGGGCGAAAGTCCCCATGGGGTATGGGGTGCTTCGCCTCGCCACCTTCGCCAACCCTCGCCTCAATGATTTCAATGACTTAACCAACCCACCTTCGCCACCTTCGCCCGAACCCTCGCCAAGCAAAATCAATGACTTAGCTGGTGTACTTTCGCCAAGATTCGCCAATTTCGCTGTCACTTTCTCCGCCATTATCCGAGGCTCCCGACCTGGCGAAGGGCACTGCGATGGTGCTTCGCGTTAAAGGTCTGCATCTCCAAAATTCCATTCGCCACCCAGGCCGCCGCCAGGTCCTTCGCCTCTTTCGGCGAGCACCCAGCCCGGCGTTGGACCAGCTTCCATGCTTGCCGTTCACCGCTCTGTGGGCTCATGGCGTAGCCCTCACCGCGGCCAGCGTTGGCGGCGTCCCAGGCCCTACCGATCTCGCTGACGATCTCCTGGGCCGTCGCAACGGACACACCCTGGACCGGCTTGGCGTCGGCAATCTTGCTGGTTTGATCGGTCAGCAGACCGCTCTCTTGGCGCACGTAAGTTTGCACGGCGCGGTTAGCCTGATCGTTAGCCTTAACGACCGCCCCGAAAGCGATCCTTTCGGGAGCGAACTCGACGTCGAGCCGGGAGCACATCTCCCGCCCGTCCTCAGAGTCGGCCTTCCACAGTGCGTAGGCGAGTCGTGCGCCATCGACGAGGGCCGTGGAGCCGCGGATCGCCTCTCGGGCCTGGTCAGCGTTCTTGATGGACGCTGCGCCGTCCTTGCGCATGTGGTGCGGGATGATCAGGGTGGCGCCAGTCGCCGCGCACAAAGACGCGAAGGCCGACCACATGAATTGTCCGGCGGCAGGATCCGCGTTGACGTCTGCGAGGACGAATGCCTGGAGCGGGTC